GTATTGTTCGCTTTATTGTTGACAAGATCACTAAATACAAAGAAATTATTCATTAAACTTTTGTTTCATCCTTTGGTGGATGAGTCTTGACAAGGTATTCGCGCATTTAGTCACTTTTGTTTCTGATTCGTGCCAGAAGAATGCGTGTAATACTTCATGTATTAGAATGTTGATCGTCTTTTGTTTTGTTAATTTGGGATCAATTATAATCTTTGGATCGTCCATCTCTGGCGAATCGCATATGCCATAGCAACCTCTGGGGGGTTTGGCCCAATTGATGACGTATTCAACCTTTTCGTTATTTTTAAACGAATACTTCATTCTTCTACAATTACACTTGCTTATTTGCTATTATCAAACTATAATAAATAAATGAATTATGCAAAAAATTTACTGCTCTAAATGTGGAGGCCCTAATTTATATACACAAGCAAAACCAAAATTTTGCTCTACATGCGGCACTCCGTTCTATGGTGTCGTCGTAGAAAAGCCGGAAGATAAGAAGCTAAGAGAAAATAAGGTTCGCGCTCAAGAAGAAATGGACGCTGAAGATGATGATGAGGAAGATAGTTCTGAATTCTCTACCGGAATTCCTGAATTAAAAGGTGGTCTAGATTTTGATATCCAATTTGATGCGCCAAGGAGAGAGTCTCTTTCTAAAATTGCTGGCACTGTGCCAGATCAACTCTTACAAGGTCAACAAAGATTTGTAGAGAAGGTCTCTGCCAGAGAGATGATGAAAATATTTAAACAAGAAGCTGGTACACTAAGGCAAAAATAAAAATGTCTCCTCCCGTCCAAAAACAATCCTTTGAAAATAGCATAGCTATAGTAGACGAAGAAATTCGCAAGCGCAAGAGCAAGTGGACCCTTGCGGCATTGTCTTGGATTGATTTCGAGGACGTTGAGCAAATATTAAGGATTCACATTTATAAAAAATGGAGCCTATATGATCCACAAAAACCTCTTGCCCCTTGGTTAAACATTATTATCTCTAATCAGATAAAAAACATTATAAGAAACAACTATGGGAATTATGCTAGACCTTGTTTGAAGTGTGCGGCGGCAGAGTGGGATGATTCTTGTTCAATATATGGAGAGCAGTGCAAGAAGTGCCCAATGTATTCTCATTGGGAACGTAATAAAAAAGATGCTTTCAATACAAAAATAACTCTTCCTCTTGAAAATCACATTAAAGAAGTTCACGACATGACCAACGAAGGCTTTGACCTTCTAAGAAGTACCCATAGCTTATCTTCGGCATTAAAGAAAGTACTAAAGCCAGCAGAGTGGATAGTATACGAGATGCTTTGCTTAAAGAATCAAAAAGAAGAAGAGGTAGCAAAACTATTAGGCTTTAAGACTACTGAAAAGAACCGATCTCCCGGATATAAACAGATAAAAAACCTAAAGCGATCTATCCTTATAAAAGCTAAGAAGTGCATTACGAATGGAGAAGTGGAAATTTATGGCTGAAAATGAACCTCAAGAACTTAACGACCAACAGAGACTGGCAATTTTAAATGAGTGGAACAACCGCGCTACTAATCCTCCTTCTCTGCTTGAACTTGTTAGGGTTGCTTTTCCTGACGCTGAAGGCGCAGACGGTAGAAGTTGGCACGGCAAGAAGGTTAAAGAGTTCTTATCAACAAGACAAATTAAAGCAAGGGCTTCTTATGAGTACTTGGCAAAAGATAAGATTGAATTGTCTCCAGAACAAAAAGAATTTGCTGCTAATAACGCCGGTTCAATGGGCGCACTTGAGATTACTAAAAGTGTTTTCAATAATCAGAATCTTACTAGCCTCAGTCAAGAGACTCGTACAATAATTGAGTTCATTAAGACCCTTGATCAAAAAGTAATTCAAGCAGGTCCAGTATCTCAAAGAGATACAGAGAGCATTGCGGATTCTCAATACATGCCGCCAAAGACTTTTGAGCGAATGCTCTTTCGCATCAATAGATACGTCCATGAAGGCATTGACAAAGACAAAGTCACTTCGCGCCAGAAGGCGGCTATTAATGCTATCATTGGATACATGCATACTTATCGGTTTCTCCATCAAATAAACAGTTACTCCTCTAATATTGATCGTGAGTTATTTGAAAGCTCTTTTGTCCGTTATACATTTGATAAGCCAGACCTTACTCAAGAAGAAGTAGATCAGTATATCGTCTTAGCTACCGAAGTAGTCATATCTGCCAACATCCAAGAGACCATCCAGACCCTCCAAAATCAGATTGATATGGAAGTGGATGGGGGTGGCAAAATTCCTATGGCTCTTATTGAGGCCATTAGCGGTGCAAGAAACGAATACAACCAATCGACTATCCGCCAGCAAAAACTTCTTAATGATCTTAAAGTAAAACGAAGTGATCGTCTTAGCAAGCAAATAAAAGAGAACGCCAGTATCCTTAATCTAGTTCAAATGTGGAAAGAAGAAGAATCTCGTATGCAATTATTAAAACTTGCTGAAAGAAGAAAGGCGATGGTAAAGAATGAAATAGATCGCCTCTCTACAATGGACGAAATCAAGTGCCGTATCTTAGGAATTTCAGAGGACGAGGTGTTAAATGGCTGAAACATGTAAAATATGTCAAAAAGCTTATGAGGTAGATGCAGACTTTAATCGTCATCTCAAAGCTCACAAACTAAGAGTAATAGAATACTATCAACAGCATCATCCTCGCTATGATGCTTTCGATAACTCCATAATTATTTACAAGAATAAAGAGCAGTACTTTAATACTGACTTCAACAATAAAAATAATCTAAAAAATTGGCTCAAAGCTCAGTCACTAGAGAAACAGAAAGAGTACTGCAAAGACTTTCTAATCAAGAGAAAAGAAAAGAAAGGTCTAGAATATACTCCATCTCAAGTTGAGCTTCGCAGCGTCTTAAGCCCGAGCGTTATTTACTTACAAGAAATTTTTGGTGATTATTATCAGTTCGCTGGAGATCTTGGATTTAAAAATAAATACATATACCCAGAGAATTTAGATAATTTAGTACCATTACAAACCAAAGGGTCAATCATTTACATTGATACGCGAGAGCAGAAGCCGTTTATATTTAATATGGCATCTGAAGTTCGTACTCTTAAGTTTGGAGACTATGGGTTTAGTCATCCAAGTTATGATGGCAAGCTTTACTTTGAGAGAAAGTCTATTTCTGATTTCATTGGAACACTAAGCGCCGGTTACGAAAGGTTTTGTCGAGAGATTGAGAAAGCCAGCGAAGCCAAAGCTAACATGGTTATCATTGTAGAAGAGAGTTTAAGTAATGCTCTGTCTTTTAATTATCTTCCTCATGTATATAAGAAGGCTACAAAGGTAAACCCTGAGTTCATATTCCATAATGTCAGAGAGTTAATTCAGAAATATCCCCATGTGCAATTCTTATTTGCAAAAGGGCGCAAAGAGTCCGTTCGCATTATTGAAAAGATGTTCTCTACTGATGAGAACTTCTTTAAATACGATCTCCAGCTTTGCTACGACCTAAAAATGCTATAATATGTGGTATACCCCAGAGAAATATAATAGAATAATCCCAAATCTAAATGATGAATATTCTAGACTAAAAGATACTCTTGAAGATAAGGAAGCTAAGATAACTTTAGCTAAGTTTTTGCGTTCAAATATAGGGATAACTACAGAGCTAATTTCTGGTATAAAATTATGGCCCTATCAAGAGATTGTAATTAAAGGAATGTTGAACCGAAACTTCTGCATGAACGTGTGGGGTCGCGGTGCTTCTAAATCTTTCTCTGCTGCGGTGTTTTGTTTCTTACAATGCATCTTTGAACCTAAGAGTAAAATCTTAATTGCTGGTCCAACCTTCAGAACAGCAAGAAGCATCTTCAATTCAATAGAAAAGATTACCGAATCTAAAGGTGCAGACCTTTTGATGCAAGCATTTGGCGCAAAGTCAAAGCGTAATGATGAATACGACTGGTCAATTAACGAAGGTTCAATAAAAGCTATTCCTCTAAGCGGCGAAAAGATTCGCGGTTTCCGCGCTAATGTTCTTGTGCTAGACGAATTCTTGTTATTGCCAGAAGATATCATCAAAAATGTATTAATGCCCTTCTTGATTGTTCCTCAAGACATTAAAGAACGTATTAGTATTCGCGAACAAGAGAATGAATTAATTGCTCAAGGCGCAATGACTGAAGCTGACCGCATGGAGTTCAAGAACACTTCTAAAATGATTGCTCTTTCCTCTGCTTCTTATACTTTTGAAAATCTTTATAAAACTTATAAAGAG